ACGTCCTCGAGCACATCCCGATGCGCGAGACGCTCCCGACGCTGCGCGAATGGCGGCGCGTGCTGAAGCCAGGAGGCCGTCTGTTCGTCGCCGTGCCGGACTTCAAGAGGATCATCGGGACGTGGATGCAGGATTCTCCGCATCCCCACGTCGAGATGTACCTCATGGGCGGTCAGACGGACGAACACGACTACCACAAGGCGGTCTTCTGGTCGGAGAAGCTGGCCGCGCTGATGGAGATGGCGGGCTTCGTGGACGTGCGCCATTGCGACAAGGCGGGAGCATCGTTCAACTGCTCGCATCTCGAGGTCTCGCTGAACATGGAGGGCTTTGCCCGTGAAGGCTGAACTCGTACCCATCGACTCGCTGACCTTCGACCCGTCGAACATCGCGGCCTGCATCCGAGCGGAGTACCTTAGAAATGCCCAAGCCGAAGGCCAAGTTTGACCGCAAGCTGGTCCGCACGCTCGCGGGCTACGGCTGCACGCAGGAGGAGATCGCGAACGCCTGCGGCATCGGCGAGACTACGCTGAAGCGCAACGCCCGCGAGGAACTCGACGCCGGCTACGCGAAGATGAGGCGCAGCCTGCGTCGGTGGCAGTACGAGGCGGCGAAGGGCGGCAACGTCACCATGCTGATCTGGCTCGGCAAGCAGTTGCTCGGACAGCGCGAGAAGACGGACGCCATCGTGCGCGAGGAAGTCGTGACCATCGAGGAACTGCCGCCGAAGCCGCCGAGCGCAGATTGAAAGTCCAACTCCGACCGCTCACCGAGATCCTGCACCCGAGCCAGTTGGAGGTCGATTCGCAACTCGCGCGGTTCTCCGTCTTCACGGTCGGTCGGCGATGGGGCAAGACCACATACGGCAAGGTGAAGGCGATGCGGAAGGCCGTCAAGCGCGGGCACGTCGGTTGGTTCGCGCCCACCTACAAGTACCTCGCCGAACCGATGCGCGACATCGAGCGCGCGCTCGCGCCCGTCACCGCCCGCATGGACCGCGTCGAGAAGCGGCTGGAACTCGTCACGGGCGGCGTCATCGAATTCTGGTCGCTCGAGGACGTGGACGCCGGGCGGTCCCGCTTCTACGACCTGATCGTGTGTGACGAGGCGGGCTTCGTTCCGAACCTCCTCAAGTGGTGGCGCGAAGCGGCCCGTGCGACGCTGTCCGACCGCAAGGGGACGGCGCTCTTCCTCGGCACGCCGAAAGGCACGGGTGATTTTCACCGCCTGTTCAGCCAAGCGGAAACTGACACAACTGGCACTATGCGGGCCTTTCGCATCGGAACGCGCCACAACCCGCACATCGACCCCGAGGAGGTCGAGGACGCGAAGCGGCTCCTGCCGCCCGAAGTGTTCGCGCAGGAGTACGAGGGCGTTCCAGCCGAGGACGGCGGCAACCCGTTCGGACTCGACGCGATCCGCGAGTGCATCGGCCCGATGTCCACGAAGCCCGCCGAGTGCTACGGCGTCGACCTCGCGAAGAGCCAGGACTACACCGCCGTCGTCGGCCTCGACGCGGACGGCTGCGTGGCGCATCTCGACCGATGGCAGGCTCCGTGGACTGTGACAAGAGAGCGACTCGCGCGTCTGCTCACCGACAAACCTGCACAGATCGACTCGACGGGCGTCGGCGACCCGATCGTCGAGGACTTGCGCCGCGTGTGCCGGCGCGCGGAGGGCTTCAAGTTCACCTCGCAGTCGAAGCAGCAGCTCATGGAAGGGCTTCAGATCGCGGTGCAGACGCGCGAGATCCGCTTCCCCGACGGGTGGCTGAGGGCGGAACTGGAGGGCTTCGGATACCGATACTCGGGAAGGCACGTCTCCTACGAGGCGACGGCGGGACACGACGACGGCGTCTGCGCGCTCGCGCTCGCCGTCCACGCGCGGCGCTCGCGCAGGCCGCTGATTACGAGAGTCATATGACCCTGATTTCACGGCTCAAGGCGTTCCTCAACGACAACCCTGCGAAGGTTCTGGTCGGCAGCGTCGCGAGCCTGCTGGGCCGCGACGTGAAGCGGCCCGACTTCAGCCACGCCGCCGCCGTCGCGAACTGCCGTTCGTGGGTCTACGCCGCCGCGCGGCTCAACGCGATCGCGGTCGCCTCGCAGCCGCTGCGCCTCTATGTGCGCCGGCGCGAGGGCGCGAAGCGGCTCTGGAACACGCGCAGGACGGGACGCCGCACGAAGGCGTACCTTGCCGGCGACCTCTCGCAACTCCCGTCGCGTCACGCGATGACCAAGGCAGCGGAGTTCGGCGACGACTACGAGATCGTCACCGAGAACCACCCCGTCTTGGAACTCCTGTCGAAGGTCAACCCGTACCAGAACGGCTTCGACGCGACCGTCCTGCGCGTGCTGTACACCGAGCTGACGGGGAACGCGTACCTGCACCCCGTGCTCAGTAACACGACCGATGTTCCCGTGCAGTTGTGGACGCTCCCGAGCCAGTGGGTCGAGATCGTTCCGGGCGATCCGCGTCGCGGCGAGGCGTTCATCCGTGGATACCGATACGGCGCGACCGAACCGCAGAAGGTCGACTTCACGCCTGACGAGATCATCCAGTTCAAGCTGCCCAACCCGTCAGACATGTACTACGGTCTCGGCAAGGTCGAGGCCGCGTGGGGCGCTGTGACATCGAATGTCGCGCTTCACGACATGGACTACTTCTTCTTCCAGAACAAGTCGCGGCCCGACTACCTCGTCGTCGCGAAGGGCAACGCGAGCGAGGAGGAACTCGACAGGTTCAGCGCCGAGGTCGAGAGCAAGCTGCGCGGCACGAAGAAGACGGGCAAGTTCCTGGCGGTCACGGGCGACATCGACCTGAAGCCGCTCCAGTTCCCACCGAAGGACTTGCAGGGCCGCGACGAAGTGGTCGAGGAGATCGCCGCCGTGTTCGGCGTGCCCGTCTCGATGCTCCGCGCGAACGACCCGAACCTCGCGAGCGCGACGGTCGGCTTCGCTTCGTGGAAGGAGACGACCGTCCTGCCGATGCTCCGCATGGACGAGGAGGTGCTGAACCAATCGCTCCTTCGGCTGTTCGGCATCGAGGACGACGCGTTCCTCGCCTACGACAACCCCGTGAAGGCCGACGAGGCGCAGGAGACGAGCAAGCGCCTGTCGTATGTTCAGGGCGGCATCCTGACGGCGAACGAAGCCCGCGAGATGGAGGGGTTAGAGAAGTCGCCTGATCGCAACGCGGATCGGTTGCTCATCAACGGACAGCCGATAGGTGGTCAGCCCGTCCCGATGTTTGGTGGTGCGCCCGCTGCGCCTGTCGTAGAAACTACCGAAGTTGCAGAGGTTGCGCCAGTTCCCGGCGAGGCCATCGCAGATACGGCGTTGAATGGCGCACAGGTGACAAGCCTTGTCGATCTCGCAACAGCAGTCGGTGTCGGCCAACTGCCGAAAGACACGGCCATTGCGATTGCTAGTTCAGCGTTTCCCGCGATTGCGGCGGACAAGATTCGCGCGATGTTCGATCCAATCGAACCGTCTTTGCAGCCCGCTGCGGTTCCGGGTGCGACTACTTCCGAAGTCGCACCCGAAGTCGATGCAAAGTCATTGCAGCGGAAGGACGCGCTTGGAGACTGCGTATCAGCCAAGATCACGAAGTTGATGGAAGAGGGCTACGAGCAAGAACAAGCCGTCGCTATCGCGTATTCAATGTGCAGCGGCAAGGGCTTAGAGGAGTCCATCGGAAAGGCCGTGTCCGACATCGACACGAAGCCGCCCGCGTCGGTCGCGTCGAACGCCCAGCGCGCGCTCGACGTGCGCGAGACGAAGCCCGAGTCCGAGCGCGGGATGACTGAGGTCGGCATCGCGCGCGCCCGCGACCTCGCGAACCGCGTCAACCTGAGCGAGGACACGATCCGCCGGATGGTCGCGTACTTCGACCGCCATCAGTCCGACAAGCAGGGCGAGACTTGGGACGATCAGGGCAAGGGCTGGCAGGCGTGGAACGGCTGGGGCGGCGACGAGGGCTATGCGTGGGCGAAGCGGAAGCGCGACGAGTTCGACGCCGCCCGCGAGAAGAAGTCCTGCGGCTGCGGCTGCGCCAAGACCAATCACTCAGGTGGTGTGTTTCACCGTACGGTGAAACAGTCCGAGTTCGTAGGCAAGCACGCGCCGGACTTCGGCGCATGGCTCCGAATCAAGAGCGCCGAGGGAGAGGCCGACAGGATCGGCAAGTCGGAGGCCGCTGCCGCCGCGAAGGTGTCGCGCGTGTTCGACAAGCAGATGTCCGACCTGCTCGACGCGCTCGCCAAGGCCGAGCGCCCGACGCGGCAGCTCATCGCGCAGGCCGAACGGCTGCTG